GTCGTGATCGCGACCACGACCACCGAGCCGGTGAACGCCGAGCCGAACGTCAGAGTTACGACGGTCGCGCTGGTCACGGCGATGTTCTGCGGGATAACCAGATTGCCCGAGCCGTCGAAAACCTGCACGATAACCGCGGTCGTCCCGAGATTGTGGGTTACGGTGACGGTCGTCTGAGCTGCCCATGAGGTGGTGTACTTGACGCCATTAATCGCGCCGGGGCCGAGCGTTGCCCACTTGATACCGTCCGTCTGCGTCGAGTCCGCGGTGAGTACCTGCCCATCGCTGCCCACTGCGAGGCGCACTGTAGCGCCTGCCCATGTCAGCAAATCGCCTTTGGTGGTCAGAATGCCGGGGCCGCCAGGGGGCGCGCCGCCGTCGATCGCGTTGCCGTATGCGTCGTACACAAGCGCGTTGCCGGCCGTCGCCGAGCCGCCGCCGAACATCTGCACGACGTTGTTATCGCCCTGGCGCAGACTGCCGCGGATCGTCTCCGGGTTGAAATTGCCGCGTACGCGCTTTGCCATCAGGTCAGGTCAGCGTCAGGATGAAATACAGGGCCGTAAAACCCGCGAGCGAGTCGAGCGTCTCAACCGCGATCAGGTTGTCGCCTGGCGCGATATTCATCGACGCGCACGAACCATTCGCCGCGCTGATGCCGTTGACATACGACGCGACGACGGCGTCGTCTGCGCTCGCGGTCCAGCTCGCGCGCGTGTAGGCCGAGCCGGGGGGAACGGTGAAATGCACTCGATAGAGGTTGTGATAGGGTTCTCCCACCCGCCCTGTGTTGGTGTCGGTAATGCCGGTCGGGGGGTGATGGATCGACGCGACGGGCGCGCCCCACGACGAATCGTTAAACCCTGGGGTTTGCCAGTTCGCGGGGGGTGAGCCGGCGCCGAGCCATATCACCTTTCCTGCCGAGAGTCCCGCCGTCTGGTTGATGACAAGCGGAGTCACGTTAATGAGCGGATTAATCGCGCCCTTCGCGCCATTCGCGGTCAGATACCAGGCGTGGTGTGTGTCGCCGGGCTGCGGCGCCTGCGTGTACGTGATCGTGTTGCCTGAGAGCGTATAGTCTGCGATGGGGTCCTGGAGCGCGTTCGCCATATGCAGTACCAGCCATCCGGCCAGGGGCGCGTACGACAAATAGAACTGCTTGTTTAGGCCGTCGATCAGACCCGCGGGTATTTCGTGGATCGGGCCGGGGTTCGTCGCCGAGATCGAGCCGGTGTCGGCGTTTTGGCTTCCGAGCTGCGAAAAGAAATACTCCCAGGGGCGCGCGAGGTCGCCGGCGCCGGCGAATAGCGGCGTACGGATCGGGACGGCCGGTATCTGCGTGCTGTTCGGGTTCGCCATATCACGCGATGCCGCGGTCGAGCTGCAAATACGCGCTTACGATCGATTGCTTGGTCGCCGCGTGCATCGTGATGCGGAAAATGCGATCGCGCGAGCGTCCGAGCCGGCGCCATACATACCGCTGCGCCGCGGTCGTCGAGGTCACGGTCACGCCGGCGTGCCAGGTGACGCCGCCGTCGTCTGACCAGTCGAGCGTAATCGCCGCCGAGTTGCCGAGCTCGGTCAAAAGCTCGAACTGGTTATAGAAGGTCCAGAGATGCTCGGTGTTTAAATGCGGCGCGGCGCGCTGGCGATAGATCGCGGTGCCGTTGTCGTCGTATGTCGAGGTTGACTGAATGTACAGATTGCCGCTCGACCAATCCCCTACGTAGTGATTGCCGAACACAAAGCCGTGATAGGCCGCGCGCTGCCGGTCCCAGGAGCTGCCGTTCCACCAGCCGCGGCGATGCCAGGCCGCGGCCGTCGCGTCGTAGACCCATGTCGCGTTGCCGGTCGGGAAATTGATAACCCAAAACTCATGGCCCTCGTCGGTGTAGACGTACGCGACGGCGTCCGCAGTCGTCGAGTAGCTTGCCCAGACTGCCTCGATCGCGTGCGTCGAGACGCGCGCCGGGATATAGCCGGTCGCGCGATACGCGACGGTCCAGCCGCGCGGATCGCCGCCGAGCCAGGCGACGCCTTCGCCGAGCCGTACTGAGCTCCATTTGGCGATGCAGCCGTGGTGCATGAACGCGCCGGGGTCGCGCTGGCACGCGAACGCCGTCGAGCTCGGGTTCGTCCTCCAGACTTCCGAGGTCTGCGAGCCCCATACATAGAGCTCCTCATGGTCCGCGAGGATCGACTCGATGATGTCGGGGTATCCCTCTTTCGTCGCGGTGTCGAGCGCGATCCAGGTGGTGCCGTCGTTCAGCGCCGAGCTGAACATTGAGCGCGTGCCTGGTTGCACGACGATGAATGAGCCGTCGAGATAGGCGCCCTGCGATGCGGTGACGGGCTGCGAGATCGAAAACGCCGCGGCCGCGTGCGACGGGATCGCGGCCGTCATGACAAGGTGCGTCGCGTCGGTGTAGGTCGCGACGGTGTAGGTCGCGCCGGCATACGCGACGATCTGACCCACCATCGAGCTGTCAAACTGGTTGCCGCTTGCCCACGTTAGGGTTGTCGAGCCGCTCGCGGTTGCGGTGCCGGTGACGGCGAGCGCCATCTGATAGGTCGAGCTCGCGCTCGTCGGCGCCGCGGTCGTCAGGCCGATCACGGTCGCGCTCGTATAGCTCGCGACGGTGTACTGTGCGGCGTTGATGTAAATCGGGAGCCCCACCATTGAGGCGTCGAACTGCGCGCCGGATAGCCAGGTCACTATGAGCCCTGTCGCGTCGATCGATACCGAGCCGTTGCGGTTCGGGAATATGGCAGGGACGACGGCGACGCCGGTCGCGACCCACGCATAGCCGGCCGAAACGATGAAAAGCTGGTTCCCGTTGGGGAACATCTGTACAGGGCTGTGGCTCGCGTCGTCGCCCACGTCGCCGAGGAGTGAATTCGTGTTGTTGGAAAAACACTCGTAGAGCTTCGATCCGGCCACGACGAACATGCGGTCTTCGCCGATCCATATTCCGCGGATCGGCGAAGTCGGAAGCGTTTGCGCGAGCGTCAGGCCTGGCGTCTCGCGCAGATAGCGGACGTTCTGGCCGTCGCCTGACTCGACGCCTTCGATGTACCAGTTAATGCAGCTCTGCGCGTCTGCGAGGAGTGAGTCTGCGGTGTACGCAGCTCCAGCGAATCCGTCAAATTTCAAGGGGTTTTAGGGGGTTTGGGCAGGATTTCTGTGTCGACCTTGCGGGGTACTATAATTCAACACTTCCTTGGAGCGAAGGGAACTTCCTTTCTCTTTTGAAATTTGGATTTGCCGCAAATTATCAGCCTGCCCAAAACTGTCTTTAGTCGTCGATCTGGCCGTCGAGCCAGTTGTAAAGTCCGCTCGCGCCGGCGTCGCCGATCATGCCGTCCGTCATCGCGGCGAGCCGCGGCGACGGCGAATTGAGCGCGGCGACGGTTTCGGCCGCGGTGCGCGCGAGCTCGATCGTCGCCTCGCTCGGGGTCTTGCCAAACGGCGCCGCGAGCCTGAGCGCAAGGTGATAGAGCCACCATTCGGCATAGCCTGGCGGGTAGTCGATCGCGGTCGAGGTCGCGGCGAGCGTCGCGTTCTGCTTCCACGAGTACATTTCCCACTGATAGGCCGCGTCGGGGATCGGGTAGAAAAAGAGTTTCGCGAATCCCGTCGTAAACCCGCGATCGTTGTAGACCTTGCGGGGCGGGCCGCTCACGTTCTGGTAGCGGATTCGCGCCCATTCCGGCATTTCGATCGGGTCGATTTGGCGCCGTACGGTCGACGTGATCAGCAAGTTGGCGCGCTCGATTCGGACGGGCCGCGCGGTCGCAAAATTCGGCGTTGCGACGCCGGCCGGATCGACGCCGATCGTATAGCTCTGCTGCGCCGGCGTCAGTGTGAGGAGATCGTATTGCGAGGCGTAAATCGTCGCGCGCTGCGCGCTCGATTTGTCGATCAGGCGATTCAGATAACGCAGGCCGGTCGCGAGGTCCGGTGCCGAGACGGTGTCGCCTGCGGGGTAGACGCTGAGCTCGCACAATGCGTCGGTGATCAGATCTGCGCCGGTCTGCGTGGTCATCTCGCGTTACTTCCTGCGGGTCTTCTTTTCCGCGGGCTCGGCGACGGTCGTCTCGGCGATCGGCGCCTCGGCGGGCTCGGCGAATGCGGCCGGCGTGTCTGCCCAGTCGGGATCGGCCGTCAGTGTGTCGTGCTCGTCGTCAGAGTGAACGAGCTGCGTCGCGCCGCTGCGGTGGTAGCGGACGCTCGGGTACGGCTGATGCTCGTACGGCTTCGCCGCGGCGTCCTTCTTCAAACTGCCTTCTTGCATGGGTTCGGGTTCAGTCCTTCTTCGGAAATTGGCACGCGCGGTTGTGAGGGGTTGCTCGAAGCGCGCCGCGCGCGCCGCGGCCTCGGCTTTTCAGCGCCGGCTTAGTAGCTCGGCGTGAAAACGCTGTTTGTGTTGTCCCAGGCCCAACACAGGGTTTTATTCGCGACGGCGGTCGATGCCTTCGCGATGTTGTTGGTTGCCGTGGTCGTAAACGCGCCGTCTGGAATGACGCAGAAACCGGAACCGTTCCAGCCTGGTCCCATCGTGAACGATGTAATCGCGTTGGTGCCTGAGATGTGCTGCAACGGGCCGTTCACTGCGGTCGCGCCGGCGACGCTGGCGACGAGTGCGGTCACTCCCTGCTCCGCGGTGCTTCCCTGGAATCCTGCCACCCATGAGAGCGTGACGGTCGAGCAGAGCCACTCTGCGCCGGTCTTCACGTTGATCCACGGCGTCACGAACGTATTCGCCGCGGTGCATCCGCCGCTCGGGTCGTAGGAGTAAAACATATTCGGCGTTCCCACCAGCACCATAGAGCCGTTGGGGAATGCGGTTGACGCGCCGGCGCCCGATCGCCGCACACTGATCGCGGTTCCGTTAGTCGAGATGACGGGCATAACTTCGCCCTTTCTCGCGCCAGGCGCCACGACGTAGAGCTGCGAGCCGATGGTGCCGTTTTGCAGGTTCGGCGCGTTGATGCCGGTCGCCGAGGTGACGAAAAGGGTCTTGTCGGTCGCGAGGGCCGCGGCCGAGAGCGTTGTCGCGGTCAGAGTGTTTGACTGCGCGAGGGCCGCGATCGCGCTCAGAGCGACGATTGCGGCAAAAGAAAAGAGACGTTTAAACGTGTTCATTTTTTGAGAAATTCTCCTTCGAATTAAATGCGCGCGCCGCGGGGGGCGCCTGCGGCGCGCTGCTGGATCAGTTGGCGATGACGCAGGCCATCTCGCGATAGAGCACGCCGAATCCGTCTAGCATGTCAAAACGGTTGCCGTGAATGCGGTTGACGCCGTCGAAGAAGCGCACGAACGAAAGCACGAGCCCGGTATCGGGGTCGGTTTCCTGATATGCCTGCTCGACGCCTTTGCCGGATTCCGGATCTTCCAGCGGAATCGACACGAATGCGTAAGCGTTCTCATGCATCAAAAGTGCCTGCGGGCTCACGGTCGAGGCTGCGCCCAAAACGGTGATCGCGATGCCGTCGTTCGGGGTCGCGGTGACGTTCTGATACTGCCCGGTGGGTGTGATGCCAGGCGCGACGGTGATCGTGCAGTTTCCGGAGCCGTCCGAGGTTGCCGGCGCCAGTACGATGAACTGCTGCAAGTCGCCTGTAGACTGCCGGGTCTGCGGGTGAACCGAGTAGATGCCGGCAACGGTGAAGCGATCGCCTACGCCGAGCACGGCTGTGGTATTGCTCCATCCCTTCGTCGCGAGGGCCATCGTGTCGTTATTGCCGCCCGTTGTGGTCTGTCCGCTGCCTTTAATCAGCGGGGTTCCGCCCTGTGCGCCGATCGTCTGTGAATAGATGGTCTGGTCGCGGTGCCACTTGTAGCCGAGGGGGTCGCCCGACACTTCGCCGCGGTCGTAGTCCCTGCCGATCGAGCCGGCCGGGTTGTAGAGCGTCTTTTGCCCTATGACGAAATTGCTCGACATTTTGCGGTTGATGATGCAGTGCAGGTCTTCCTCAGGCGGAAGTCCGAGCTGGACGATCTTGTCGCCGGCCGCGAGGTAGGTATCGACGAGCGTCACAGGGGCGCCGGGGGTGCCAACACAGTTAAAAGTGTTCTGCGCGACGAACTGCGCGGCGCGCGCGTTGACATCGTGCGCGAGTGCGATCGCCGCGGGCTTCGCGTAGGTTTTCTGGATCTCGTCGATAGACAGGGTTTTCTCGACCGAGTCCCATTCGAAGTGAACGCCGGTGACGTCATTCACTGTGATGCTGGTCTTGATGTTGCTCAAGGCCTGGGGCTGATAGACGAGTCCCCGCGTCGCCTGGAACCGCTGCGGCTTGCGCACGCTGACGGTGTCGCCTACCTTGGCGTTGGCTTTCGCGAATTCTTTGCTGTATTGCTTGGTCATGTTTTTGCAAACAGCCAGGTAGCCGCCGAGGTTCATCAGCACCATGCGGGTGAAGACCTGCGGGGTTAAAAGTACGTTGTTGGGCAAGTTTTCCTCTTTTTGAAAGTTGGGTTGTTATCGCGAGCGAAGCTGCGCGCCGGCGATGCGCTTGAACGTCGACATTGAAATGTCGGGGTCGTCGAGTCGCGGCGTCTTCGCGGCGCCCGTCGAGCCGCCCACGTTCGCGGCCGGCTTCGGTAGCTTCTTCTCGGTCTTGGTTTCGGTTATTACAGGCTTGTCAAATTTGGCTTCGAGCTTCCCGAATTCGGCGATTTGGCGCAGGGGCGGGAGTGCCGCGATGCGTTTTGCTTCCTCCGGGTTTTTCGCGAGCGAATACGCGACTTCGGGGCCGTGCTCGCTTGAGACGATCGCCTGATGCAGTTCGCGCGAGATCGGGATATTCCCGTTCGCGGCGAGAACGTCGTCGTAGTCCGCGTGCTTTGCGCGGGCTGCTTCGACGCGCTTCGAGTGCGCCGCGGCCGTCTCCTGGTCGGCGCGCTGCTGCGCCTGCTGCTGCGCTTGCTGCGCGTCGGAAGCCTTCCGCTGGTCATATTTCCAGTCCTGGAGGGCCTCGATGTAGGCGTCGTACGTCTCAAACTTGCTTGGGTCGGGGCGCTTCGCTGCTTCCGCGGCGGGCTGCTGCTGCGCTGGTTTTTGTGCGGGTTGCGATCCCGATTGTTGAGCTGCCAGTTGCGCTTCGGCTTCGGTGGCGCGCCGTTCGGCCTCGCGCTGCGCTTTGACGGCCTTGTCGATGCGCTTCTGGACGTTGTCGCCGTCCTTCGCCTTAAACTTGCCGTCCTCGCCGCGGTCGGGGCTCTTGCCTTCTTCGCTGCCTGTGTCTGTCTCGCCGGTTTCCGATTCCGGTTCGGTTCTGGTTTCCTCGCCGTCGCCGGCGTTGGATTCCGCGGAGTGTTCTGTCGTCGTCTCGTCGCCGGCCGTGGCCTCTGCTGCCGGCGTTTCGCCGGTGAGCATCGAGCGCAGCTCGGAAATCGAGTAATCGCCGCGGGGTGCGGCGTCCTGCTCTGCCATGTGTGTTTGTCCTTCGCGCGGTCTATGGGCCGGCCGTGAGGCTTGGGGTTTTACTTTTTACTGCAAGCTCTTTGTGAAAATCGCCAACGCGCCAACACGAAATCGCCAACGCGCCAACTTGACATTCCGGGTTTTTATGGGGTCGCGCGGATCATCGGCTGATTCGGCGGAATGACGGGCTCCTCGGGTCGTTGTCCCGTCTGCTGCGCCTGCTGCTGCGCCTGCTGGTCGAGCTGCATATCCTGCTGGTGCTGGTTTTGCAGTACCGTGTGGGCGTGCTGCATGGCTTCGATCCCTACTTCGTGAGCCTGGTTAAATACCTGCTCAAGCTGCGCGCCTTCCCTGTCCGCGTCCGCGATGCCGGTCTTAACGCTGGCGTTTATTTCCGCGACACGTAGCTGAGTCCAGCTCTTGAGGGCCTCGATGTTGAATTTCGCGTCGGCCTCGGCCTGGCGCGTTTCGAGAATCTGCGCGAGTTTATGAACCTCCTGGATGAGCTGCTGGTTCTGCTGGCCGATCTGCTGCGCCTTCTGCATGGCTTGCTGAAGCTGCTGGCGCGGGTCGCCGTCCTTCGCGTCGATCAGGCCTGGAGACTTCAGACCGATCGCGCGTTCCATGCGGTCGGCCATCTCCTGGGCTCCGGGGCCGTCCGAGGTGCGGAAATACAAATCTCCGAGCACCCATAACAGTTCCGGCGCCGCTTTGATCAGGTCGCCTTGTCGCTCGTTTTCTTCTTGCCGCTGGCTGTTATAGCTCGGGCCGGTCGAGATTGCGATCGCGTGCTTTCCGGGGCTCGCGAGATCCACCATCGCGGGGCGTCCGGTCTTCGCGTCGACGTACGGCTGGTTAATCTGGTGCATTTTGACCTTGCCGTCATGCGCGCGTACGGGCCGCTCGCCGGGTTCGCTGCCGTCGAGTATGGGCAGGATGCGCAGTAAGATGCGGCCGAGCTTCTTTCGCGAGCGCGCTTCGTTGTCGCTGAAATGGAAGTTCCCGACGTCCGATTCCTTTTGCCGCTTCTGGATCGCGACGCCTGCCGTATCGCCGGGGCCGGCGCCGAGACTCGCGTCGAAAATCCCCATCGTGGCCTTTACTGCGTCGATCGCTTGCAGGTATCCCGTTACGAGGGCCTGGATGGGGGGCTCGTTATTCGAGCGCGTCGGCGGGCCTGCGGGGTCGCCGTTCGCCGCGCGCGTTTTGTACTGCACGACGGCGCGCGCGACTTCGTTGATCTCCTCCCATTCCTGCTCGCGGCCGGCGATCTGACCCTCTGCCGCCACGTAGGGGTTTTTCGGCATCTGCGCGATCTGCTCGGCGATGTTACTCGCGTAGAGATTGACCAGTTTTTGCGGGTCTTTCGCGTTGCGGATCAGGCTGTAATTGCGCTTCTCGTCGTCGACAACTAACTGTTTGCCGAACTGCGGAATGATGGGAATCACTCCCTCGGGGTCTATCCAGTCGGTTTCGTCGAGCACTTCGACGCCGTTCGTCGCGCAAATTTTGACGGTCGGGTAGCCGTCGTCGGTGAGCTCGTCATAGTCGCGGTAGTAGTAGTCCGCTACCTGCACCATGCGGCTGTCGCCGCCGAGTCCCATCCACTGCGGCGCGGGGTTCTCGCCGCCTTCGAGATAGAAGCCCTGGCGCGACGCGGTGGTGTCCTTGCCGAAGTCGCGCTCGTGCTGGTCCTGCGAGATCGGCCGAACCACGAACCACCAGTCGGCGTCCTCCAGGTCGTAGCGTTTTGCAGCCGGATCCCAGACCACGGAGAACTGGTTGTCTATGGGCTCGATCGCGGCGCGCTGCTTCTGCTCGTCGCCGGCCTCGGCGTACGTGCAGACGCGATAGAAGCCGCGGCCGCACGTCACTTGCTGTTCGCGCGCGGAGTCATACGCGACATCGGCGTCGCACTCATATTCGAGCTGCCGGATGCGTCCCTGGAAGTACTCTGCCGTTTGCTCGGTCGCGCCGTCCATCGGGGTGCATTGAATGCTTGGCTTGTTCTCGCGGCCGTCGTTGACAATCTGCGCGATCGACGGCGCGAGCCGGTTCTCGGTCAGTACGGGGCGCTTCGCCTTCACGCGCGCACGCTTGACGCGCGCGTCCCACTGGTCGCCGGCCGCGAACCGTACATCTGCCTCGGCGTCCTTGCGGTCGGTCGCGTCGGCTTCGAGTCCGAGGCGAAAGCGCTCGCGCAGCTCGGTGAAAAATTCTGCGTCCGGTTGCTGTTCCGGCCGGCGTAAATTGGGCTTCATTTTCTGCGGGGTCGCGCCGGGGTAAAGAGTGGCTTGCGCGCCGGCGCCGCGGGCTTCACGCGCTCGGGAATCGCTGAGAAGTCGGTCGCGGCCTTGAATTCGGCCTTCTGTGCCTCGGTGAGCGGGGACGTGGGGCGGCCCAGGAGCTTACGCGCCTGCGCGAGTGATCTAAATGCCATTGGTTTACGGGGTCTGCTGCTGTGCACGCGCCGCGGTGAGTGCGGCGTCGAGGTCGTCCCGCGTCGCGGCCGGCGCGCTCAGTGCGGCCGCAAGGAGGAGGAGGCCGCTAAGAGCGCGCAGACTTCTTTTCATCGATCGGGGGGGTGACGGGTCCAGGGTGGATATAGCCGCAGTTCTTTACTGCGATCGTGCGCGGCAGAAATAGACTGCGCTCGCCGCGGTTCCAGACTGCCCATTCGAGATCGCGGCTTTTCGCCGCATCAAAATCGTTCGGTGCTTCCATAGGTCAAGACATCCATGCGTCGCCACTATCGCCGGCGTACGTGCGCAGCTCGCGGATTTCGCTACGCTCGATCTCGGGTTGCTTGATGCTCACGGCGAGATACCTGAAAGCGTCCGCGGCGTTCGAAGACCAGTCGTGCAGGGGTTCGCGCTTCGCCACGCCGAGCCGTTCGTCCTTCGCGAATCGGTAATGCCGCAGGGCCTGCACGCCGTCGCGCGTCTTCTCGCGGTCGAACCAGCAAAGCGGAAAGATCGAGCGCGCCGCGGCGATGCCGTCCGCGATCGAGAGGCGCGGCACGATGTGAACCTGCCGGCCGGCGTTGCGCAGAATCTCCTCGATCGATCGGCCGGTGCCGAGCTCGTGGGCCTTCGCGTCGTGGGGCAGGTAGTCGGTGCCGTAGACGTAGCCGCGGCACTGGAGCTTGGCTAAGTAGTGCTGGATGGGCGCCTGCACGCCGTCGATGTAGTCGATGATGTGGTACTCGCGGCCGCAGGCCTGCGCGAACCATATCGCCGTCGAGTCTCCCCATCCGAGATCCCAAAACGTGTTGACGGGGCGCGCCGGGTCGTACGGGACGCGCGCGATGCGGTCCTCGGCGTCGACGCCGCGCAGCTCGTGCGCGTAGATCGCGCCGTCGACGATCGAGATGCAGTTGCCTTCCCATACGTGCGAAAAGGCCGCGGGATCCGTCGCGCGCAGGTGTTCCATTTCCTCGCGCAGCGTCTCGGGGAACCACGGATTGTCGCGCCATGTCAGCTTGATCACGACGGCGCCGGGGGGCGGGTGCGCGACGAACCGCTGGTAGGTGGCGTCGGACTCGAGATCCGGGTTAAAGCTGATCCAGATTTCGCTTCCCGCGCGGCGGATGGTCGGGATCAGGATCGACCAGCTCGAATTGCTGACGGTCTGCGCTTCCTCGATCCAGACGATGTCGACGCCTTCGTACGACTTCAGGCTGTGCGGGTCGTGCTTCAGGCCTGCGAAGACGATCTCGGTGCCGTTGGTACCGAGGATCCGCGCGCGCTCGATCCGGTAGAGCGTCTGAAGGCCGAGGGCGCTGATCTGGTCGCAGAGCAGTTTGTGTACGGAGTCCGCGATCGACTTCTGCGTTTCGCGGGCGCACAGGATGCGCAGGCGCCGCTGCGCTGCCATGATCAGCAGCGCGCGGGCGATTCCCCACGATTTCGCGGCGCCTCTGCCGCCCAGGAGGACTTTGTAGCGCGACGGCTGGAAGAGAACCTGCAACTTGCTTGGGAATTCGGCGATGTTCACTTGTTTGTCGCGTCGTCTGGCACGACGAATTTAACGACCACTTCGGTTGAGATCGGGCCTCCGTTGGCTCCGGTCACTTCGACGTCGCGCCGCTCGCGGTATTTGTCGGGCCGCATGCCCCGGAGCAGGAACATCATCAGACCGTCTGAGTAGATGCGGCGCGCGCCGACAGGCTTGCCCTGGTAGAAGACGGCGTCGAGCACGCCTTCCTTTGCGCGCGAGACCGCCTCGTCTTCGAGCGCATCCGCGGCCTTTTCCTGCGCGGCCTTGAAGGCCTCCGGGTATCCTTCGACCTTCTCCAGCCACTCGTAGTGCCGATCGCGGTCGATGCCGACGGCTTTCGCCGCGCTCTTAATCTGTCCGGTTATCTCGAAGCTGGCGAGAAACGCTCGCTGCCGCGGCTTGAGTTTCACGCTGCCTGTTGCTGCTCGCCGGCGCGCTCGGCTCGGATCTCCTCAAACGTGCGGCCGTCGCCTTCGAGCGTGGCCTGCTGTCCGGTGTAGAGCTGCCAGCGCGCCACGATGACGTCGGCATATCGCGGATCGAGCTCCATCAGGCGCGCGCGGCGTCCGGTCTTTTCGCAGGCGATCAGGGTCGATCCCGATCCGCCGAACAGATCGAGCACGATCTGCCGCGGCTGCGAGCTGTTCAGGATGGCGTGCTCGATCAGCTCGACGGGCTTCATGGTCGGGTGCAGCCGGTTCGCGGCTGGTTTGATGGCTTGCCACAGCGTCGATTGCGTCTTGTCGCCATACCAGCGATCGCTGCGGTTGCGCAGATGCGCGTAGAAGATGGGCTCGTGCTGGAACTTATAGCGGCTGTGTCCCCACGCAAAGGTGTTTTTCGCCCAGATGATCTGGCTGCGGACGCGGAAGCCTGCGGCCTCCATGACGTCCTGAAACTCGCGCTGGTA